AAGGCACAATGGTAAGTGAGTTTGGAAAACGGATAGAAAAGGGAATGTCAGGATAAAGATTTTGTGTGCGGTTTTCAAGGTATAAGGCCCAGTGGCTCAGTTGGTTAGAGCGCCGCCCTGTCACGGCGGAGGTCACCGGTTCGAACCCGGTCTGGGTCGTTTCCCATCGAATTCATCGTATGATCGATGATGCGGTCCGTAATACGCCGATGTGGCTCAATTGGCAGAGCAGCTGATTTGTAATCAGCAGGTTATCGGTTCGAGTCCGATCATCGGCTTTCTTATTCTTATGTTGATTTCTTCGAAATCATCATGTAGAATAAAAGATGCTGAATACATTCAGCGAATATGGATGGCTTCCCGAGTGGCCAAAGGGGACAGACTGTAAATCTGCTGCAAATTGCTTCGGTGGTTCGAATCCACCGCCATCCATTCAGATTAGAAACAAATCTCTGATCTGCAAAATTTCATAACGCGGGGTAGAGCAGTCTGGAAGCTCGTCGGGCTCATAACCCGGAGGTCGTAGGTTCAAATCCTTCCCCCGCAACTATATGCCCAGATAGCTCAGTTGGTAGAGCGGAGGACTGAAAATCCTTATGTCGCCGGTTCGATTCCTGCTCTGGGCATATTTTTTTGCTCTGAAATGCCGTATTTATGCGGGTTCCAGAGTTTTTTTATATGCCTTTTTAGCAACTTTTTTAGCAAACTTTGAAAATGGTAACATCGTCCACTGCCTTAGCGTCCTTGTTCCGAAGCGTTTTCGTCACGTGCATATAGATCTGTTTTGTGGTTTTCGAATTGCTGTGGCCAAGCCTTCGGCTGATCGTGTCGAATGGTACTCCGGCCGCTGCCAGCAGAGATGTATGTGTGTGCCTGGTGATGTGCGGTGTCACACCTTCCCGCCCGAGAATGTCTCTGCTGGACTCCCGCAGATATTTTTTGTAGGCATCGTATGACAATCTCTCTCCGTCCGGACCTGTCATAAAAAATGTTGTGGAACCGTATCCGTAGATCAGCCGTTCTTTCATCATCTCTTTCCTGATCGCTTTGATACACCGCGCCAGCTCTGGCTGAATGTGTACGTCACGCGTTGATCCGTCCGTCTTTGTTGGTCCGATTGAATGTGTGATCGGGCTGAATGTTTTGTTCACATGGATGTTTCGCGCGTCCACGTCGGATGCGTCCAGGGCGATAGCTTCGCCGATCCGCAGACCGGAAAGGACAAGGAATTCTGTCAGCAGTGCCCAGCGCTTACAGGTCATTCCGGTGATCAGCTTCTCCACTTCTTCTGCTTCTAGGTATTTGTCCTTGATCTTCTCTCTTTCAGACGGCTCCGGATATTTGTCGATCTTGTCAATCACTTCCCGACTCTCTATCAGATCCCTTTTGTACGCCCAGCGGAGGAACGCCTTTAGGCGGCGCAGCAGCTCGTTCTTCCCAGTATTGTTGCGCCCGGATTCATCCAGACATTGAAGCACATATCCCGCTGTCAGCTGATCCACATACACGTCATCAAGGGTTTTCAACAGCGTATTCATCGAGAACATGTTCCGGTTCATGGTCTGCTCCCTGAGGTCGCCATGGTCTACATCCTGCTGCATGGATTCCTCGTACTTCCGAATCAGGTCAGACAGCTTCAGTTTTTTCAGTGATGCCGGCTTCTTCCGCAGCAGTTTCGCCTCAAGCTTCTGCCTGGCGGCCTTCCTTCCTGCCGGGGTGTCCTTCTGGATGGTGCAGGACACAATCCTTGATTTCCCCGTCAGCGGGTCGGTGACCCGTTCCTGCATGATCTTGTAACCATTTCTTTCGGCTATCCACATATTCCACCTCCTGTGATATAATGAAAAAGGTCAAAAAATCCCCGTTGCCCGTGGGTTTTGAGACTACCAGCCGTCTGGTGCTGCAACACCGGGCGGCTTTTTATGTTTCAGTTATAATCCATCGTCTGTGGTTTCTTCTGGTTTTAATGGAGTGTACTCATACATAATGTCATTCTCAATCTTAAAATTATCACCTAGGCATGCAAGTACAATATGGGTGTCATTCTCGCCCCATTCACGAATGAAATTTACATGTCCTGCGCCTACTGCCATGCCATACTCAGATGGATCATCTTTATATAAATCATCTTTCCAATCATCGAGAACTTTATCAGGCTCTCCATATTTCTTTTTTAAGGAATCAAAAACGTCGTTAAAATCTTCCACATAATTATTTAAGTTTGTATGTTCTTCAGCTAAAGCATACATCGCGGCATATAATCCTGAATCACCGAAACACAAATAGGCATTTGAGGATTTCTGAGCTACAGTAATGCCATATACAGTGATAGAGTTGTGCTTTTTGCTGTATACGTAATTGGGATATTCTTTAATAAAATCCGAATTTTTTACATCCTCAACTGACGATCCCCATGGGATCCCTCTGAAAGTGTATTCCTTTCCTTCTGATTCTGTCGTAGCCTCAGTCTGCGGAGCTTTCGCAGCAGGCGCGATCACCGGCACCGCCAGCGTGATCGCCAACGCCATTGTTAGGATTGCATGTTTTTTCATAGTGTTTCCCTCCTTTGTTTTTTGTGTATCTACTGCTATCTATATCTGTGCCGGCTTTCGATCACGATACCAATCACCCGCACAGGTAGTTCTTCAACTTCCCTGTTTGTATAGTATTTAGCGTCATAAGATGGATTGATCGGCAATAACCGAATTCCGTCCGGGTATTTCATCAACCGTTTACATGTTGCATCGTCACCGTTTACAGTTGCAGCGACAATGGATCCGGACTCTGCATCATCAGTCTGAAGGCAAATGATGTAGTCACCATCTTTGATATCCGGTTCCATGGAATGACCGGAAATTTTCAACCCGAAGTATTTTTGACCAGGTTTGACCGGAATGGTTGTAAGGTCTACTTCATCAATGACGTCCTCAATCATTTCGATCGGAGTTCCGCCTGCGATGCGGCCATAAATTTTAACAGTACGAGGATTTGTTGATAATGATTTTCGATGATCTTCTACTAAATCAGACTTGCTAATTCCAAAGTAGTTGGCCATCAGTTCAATTTTGTCAATTCTAGGGTAAGTATTTCCCTTAACCCAATCAGTAAATGTTGTGTATTTAACACCAATTGCATCACAGACATCTTGACGAGACTTACTATTGATATTCATATAATGTTGAATATTCTCAGCCATTATCGCCTTGTTCCCTAGGTTGCTCATGCTGCTTCCTCCTACAATTACTTTAATTCAATAGTACGGCACGGACGTAATTTTTTCAAGATACAATTATAAAATTACGATAATTCCGTTGACATTACGGTAAAACCGTAGTATGGTATGAACTAAAAGGAGGTGTGTAAGCCATGGAGACCGTTACAGTAATGTACACTCTAAAGACGGCACGTGAAATGTCTGGTTATACTCAGACCGAAGCAGCGAAAAAACTTGGGATCAGCAGCGACACCCTTGGGAATTACGAACGAGGTCGCAGCTATCCAGATGTCCCTGTTTTGAAGAAAATTGAATCGCTGTATGGTATCCCGTATGATCGGATTATTTTTTTGCCATTAGATTACGACAAAACCGTAAATATGATTTGACAATTAGTAAAAAAGTAAGAGGGTGACGTGAGATGGAAGGATTGATTCTTGCAACGTTAGATGAAGTAGTCAAGCTTCTGAAAGAAATAGGCAATGAACTGATAGAAGCAAATGAAAAGCTGGACAAAATGCAGTCCAGCCAGATGGAAAAACGACAGACGGACAAATAATTATCTACATATGTTTGTCGCTTTTTCAAACACAAGATTAGTGTGGATCATTGAAACAACAGCCATGATGAATTCCTTCATTGTATCGACATCATATCCGTCGAAGATCCGGATGTAATGAGTTTCATCATTTCCAATCCAAGTAGCACGTTCGGCGATTGTTCTGATCTTTTCATCATCGACGTACTTCTTAATGACGTTTGAAAGAAAATCTTTCTTAATATCGTCAGATTTTTCTGGGTGGATATGAATGGCATAGTCCTTTATGAGAAATTCAAGAGCTTTCCGGTAGCCGATACCGGATATTTCGTTAAGACCATATGATTCAGCGGCGACTGCTTGATTGTAAATCGACACAAATTTCGGCGACAAATCGTTAATGGAATCCTGGAAGTTGATGTCTTCTGGGACATTGGGATAGGTTCCTATGTCTGTACAAATAGAACCAGTCATCCCATATGCCGCAATAAAGGGCCGCTTACACCTACGACACAGAAGGGTGACATAAAGAATAGAGTGTGCATTATCAATGTCTATCAAATATCCGGAAATGAACACTTGGTCAGAAGCTGTATGGCACATCGGGCACACAGTAGGCGTGTCGAATGTGACAGTAATTTCCTGATTAGAATTATAACTTTTGACATTTTCTTTGAGTTTCATAACAGCCCCTCACATTGTATGAAAAATAACAGTCGTTTATCAAATTATACCAGAAATAAGTCAGCAGGAGGAGAAAAGCAGGATGGAAACGGAAGAATATCTCAAAGGAATAATGTTAGCGCTCCAGCGAATAGATGAGGTACTGGAGCGCAATTGTGAAGCAGAAATCAGGTTTGATCCGAAAGAGCTTGCATCAGCCATTCGTGGTAGCGTTCAAGAAGATTCAGAGAAAAACGACCTGATTTCGTGACGCATAGTTTTGCGACTTTATCGGCAGAACTTCCCAAGGGAACGATGATTCTGTTAACTTCAGAATTTCCATCTGAATACATCTGGGCAAAATCATCGTCGGTAAGACTGTTCAAGAAGTCGGAGAACTTAATGTCTTTCATGCATATCCACCTCCTTTCAAAAACTCGGGCATGGCAGTGCCCTGTAAGGAGAGGATAGCACAAAATAGGAGGGCACAGGATGGAGAGGAAATGGGTCAGGGTTCGGGACATCCCGAAAGAATATTCGGTGTCCCGGAGCTACGCAACGAAGCTGTTGTCTGACATGCGCAAGGACGATCAGACAACAGACCGGGATTTTATCCTTGACGGCAGTATCAGACTTGTGCGCGTTGAAGCGCTGGAAGACTTCTGGCGCAGGCGCGGAGCAGGAGAAGCATAAACACAATTCACAACACAGGAGGGAACACAAATGGCAACAGCAGCAGAGTTAAACAAAAGAAGGACAAGAGGCGAGAAGCTTCGCAAGGACGCGCTGGTGATGCACGTCCGACTCACTTTCATGAATGAGTTACTGGGGACGGCATCCGGAAATGAAGACATTCACGGCACTTATGTCGCCGGGAAGATCAAGAAAAAGCAGAAAGCATCACAGAAGTACATCCGCGAGGGGCTGACCGAGGAGCAGCGCGATGCGCTCGTTCACCAGGAACTGGAAGACATCAAGAACCTCAACGCCGACGAGGAAATCACAAAGGGGAAGACGTTCTTCCCGCGGAACGACAATGGCGATCCGATCCTGTTCGACTATCAAATCAGGGGATTCTTCAAATCCGCCTGCGGGGCCTGCCGGCAGATCCCGGAGAGCGAATCGAAGGGGTTCACGGCATACAAGGGGAAGATCGACACGCTGATTCAGGTCTACAGCGACGTCAAAAAAAGTAAGGATGCGATCACAAACGGATCGGTTGAAGATAAGACAGTCCGCGAGATCGTGATCCACACGAATAAGCCAATCGGCGACTGCCAGCGCCCGCTAAGAGCCTCGACTCCGCAGGGTGACCGCGTGGCGATCAGCGACAGCGAAAGTATCGCACCTGGCGCATGGGTGGAATTCGACATCGTGAGTCTGCTGGGCGAAGGAAGTCGCGGGATGATCGAGGAATGGCTCGATTATGGATATGACAATGGAATCGGCGGCTGGCGGAACAGCCGGAAGGGATCCTTCACCTGGGACTACGTAGACCCGGAAGAGTGACAGCAATGAACAATGCTGCATCGCAATGGTGCAGCAAAGATGTGAGCGGATGAGCAACAGTAATGCGTGGATATGCACAGAGAAGCAGCGGCATGGCGAATCGTTAAGTTGCAGAAGCATTGCGCTGAACTGTCAGGAGCAGCTACAGCAAAGAGTGGCAATGCGTGAGCAACGCAGTGCTTAGGATTGCAAGGCGAAGGATATGCACAGAAAAGTCTAGCGTAGGCAACGCGCGCCAACGCGCACTAACGCGCACTAACGCGCACTAACACGCAGGGCAACAGCAAAGCTAGTTTATCCGCTGCAGAAAGGCATTGATCGGAGAAGCTACAGCAAGGTGAAGACAAGAATTGTATAGGCACTGACTGAGTGGAAACGCAGAGGAATGAAGTCGTAAAGATAAGCAACAGCATTGCATTGCATCACAATGCGAAGGCGTCTATATGCGAGGAACAGCTCGGACAAGGCGAAGGATATGCATGGATATGTAACGTGGCGATAGCGAAACGCAGCAGAGTTTTGCAAAAGAGAAGAATAGAAAGGCAACGTTTGGTGATGGTAAAGCAGAGCAAGGATTGGTCACGAATCCCTTTGCATAAGCATAGATATGTATCGCATAGGTGACGTACAGCGAATCCAGGCATCGCAGCAGAAGAGAATAGAGTGGCACTGCATTGCTCAGCATCGGCATGGTGAAGTGACGTAAAGAAAGGCTTCGGCAAAGTGTCGCTGAGCGTGGAGGCGTATAGGCATTGCGATGTGTAGTAAATCGCAAGGGCAAAGGACAGCATAGCTGAGCAATGGCATAGCTGGGAATTGCTTCGGCAGAGAATCGAAAAGCAATGGAATTGATAAGTAGAGCTGAGGAAATGCTGTGCCTGGACCGGTCATGGATAAGCAGAGCGCTGATCAGCTAAGGAAAGGTATAGAAGCGAATTGGTCCGCAGAGGCAACGCGTCGCCGAGCGATGCGGCGACATGAAAGGTACGGGAAATGCTGAGAGTGGCAGTGATAGCTATTCAAAATGGTGATGTCATCCGCAAGGAGCACATGAGCTATGCAGCCGCGCGGAGACAGTGCCTGAGCAGTAACTGGCGGGATGGCGAATGCCAGCTCGCGATTCAGATCACAGGAGGGGAACGGAATGAGAAGAAAGGTAATCATTAAGGCCGCATCTGTCGGCATCGCGGCGGGATTTCTGGCACTGGTAAGGCCGGAGAACCAGCCGGGGATGGGCGTCACAGCGCTGATCGCGATCGCGTTCTACGTGCTCAACTGCCGGGCGCTGTCATCGCTGATCCGCGAGAAGCACTACTACACGACTACGATCAGCGACCGGTACGGGCTGACCAGATGGGCCGACACGAAGTTAGGCGCGTGAGATGCAGAGACGACTGAAATGTGAGTTATACAACGACTCGATGCAGAACTGGAAAGGCTACCCGATCCATAAAGCGCAGCTCATCATTGCGGATGTTCCGTACAACGTCGGCACGAACTTCTACGGTTCTAACCCGATGTGGTACAAAGGCGGCGATAACAAGAACGGTGAATCCAAATTTGCGGGTAGGCCTGGATTCACAAGCGATTTCAATTTCAACTTGTACGAATACTTCCATTTTTGTTCACAGCTGATGAGGAAGGACGACACAAGACCATGTGCTAGAGGAAGATCATCAGACAGCCCATGTATGATAGTGTTTTGCTCTTTCGAACAGTTCCAGACGCTTATCAATGCGGCCGCAAAACATGGATTCATCCACTACATCCCGTTAGTGTTCGTGAAGAATTACAGCCCACAGGTATTGAAAGCCAACATGCGGGTTGTCGGAGCAACCGAATACGCACTGCTGTTCTACCGTGACAGGCTTCCGAAGTTCAGAAACGGATTGAAGGTTGACGAAAACGGAAAAAACATCCGGGGAACCGGACACATGGTTTTTAACTGGTTCAAATGGGAGAGAGACCCGAAAGACATTCCGAAGATTCACCCGGCACAGAAACCGGTATCACTCATCAAACAGCTTGTAGAAATCTTCACGGACCCGGGAGACGTTGTGATTGATCCGTGCTTCGGGTCCGGAACAACCGCGAGAGCGTGCCAGGAATTAGGGCGGAACTTTTAACGGATTCGAGATTAGCAAGACATTTTACAGACGGGCAGTAAATGAAATGCTGTTGAAAGATGTGTGGGTAGAAGGAGGGACACAGGATGGACACGCTGATAGAGCTGGTAAAGATGTATGCGGTCGAGCTGCGAAGGAATGAGCGGATTTGTGCACGGATCAACGAATTGCAGCGTTTTCTCGATGATGAGGAAAGGGAGCATTTCAACCTGATGAATAGGATCACTCCGGAAGGGGTTCAGATTGCGACCTGTTCAACAGTAAATATTGATGATGTCAGAAAGTGCTTGTCGATTAACCGAAGCGCTGAGAATACAGCACTGCTTACGGAGATCAATAACAGGAGGAGAAAGAATGAATCTGTATGAGATCGACCAGAAGATGATGGAAGCCTTCACTGCAGCAGTTGATCCGGAGACGGGTGAGATTGTCGACGAGGAAATGAAAAGTGCTTTTGACCAGCTGACTATAGACAGGGACCAGAAGATCGAGAACATCTGCCTTTTCATCAAAAATCTCCGGGCGGAAGCGGTAGCTCTGAAGGCAGAAAAGGAGGCATTCGCGGCGAGGGAGAAGGCATCGGAGAACAAGGCGGAAAGCCTGCTGCGATACCTCAAAGGATACCTCAATGGAGAGCCGTTTAAGACAACCCGGGCTACGGTGACGTGGAGAAAATCAAAGTCGGTTAAGATTGAAGATCTTAGCATGATCTCGGCCGACTATCTTTCATGGCCTGATCCGGTTCCGAACAAGATGAAGATCCGACAGGTGCTTGCAGCAGGGGGATTGGTTCCCGGAGCGGAGCTGGTGGAAAACCAGTCGATGACAGTGAGGTGACACAGGATGGAGAGAATGTTCAGACTGCTGAGGGCGGATGAGATAGAGTGCCGCGTTTCACGGATCACAGAAAAAGGATTGTTCCTGCTGCTGTACAAGGATGCCCGCGTCGACCAGAACATCCTGGATGAAACGGTCGGGAATGGCCGCTGGGAGAGGAAGCACGAGCTTATAAACGGCAACCTGTTCTGCAGCGTCGGGATCTGGTTTGACAGCGACTACTTTAGCGGATGGGTCTGGAAACAGGATGTCGGAACGGAGAGCAACACAGAAAAAGAAAAGGGACAGGCCAGCGACGCATTCAAGAGGGCCTGTTTCAACTGGGGAATCGGGCGTGAACTTTACACAGCCCCGAGAATCTGGATCAGTGCGGGGAACTATTCTCCAAAGCAGAATAACGGAAAGCTGACGACTTACGACCATTTCATCGTGTCGGAAATCAGTTACACGGATGACCGGATATCTTCGCTGACCATCGTCAATGAAGACACCGGAAAGACCGTTTACAAGTGGTCGCGAGAGAAAAAGCCGAATCCGGACGAAAAGATCACAGAGAAACAGGTGATCATCCTCCGGAAGATGTGTCTTCAGCACCGGATGCCAGAGGAAACGATATTCGGCCATTACGGCCACAATTCAATGGAAGAGATGACCGTCGGCGACTGGGTAGACTTCGGGAAGGTTGGTCAGGCCGTGATGGAGAAATGGGACAAGGAGCACGCGGATGAAAACGACGGGCAGGTTGAAAGCCATTGATCTTCCCTTCCGGGCGAAGAAGCCGATTGTATCCTTCGAGCTGGACTGCCTGCCGGAGGATGCCGAGAAATATCAGGATATGGAGCTTGATCTGAAGATCGATAAGCACCGGAATCACAGAAGCCTTGATGCGAACGCGATGCTCTGGGCCTGCCTGGGAGAACTGGCGCAGGCCCTCAGAACTGACAACTGGTCGATGTATTTGTTCGAATTGGAACGATACGGCAAATTCACATATCTGCTTGTCAGACCGGATGCCGTCGATGGGGTCCGGCAGCAGTGGCGGGAGACGAAGGTCGTCGGTGATACAGTGGTCGACGATCCGGAAAGCGGAGAGCCGCGGAAGATGGTGCAGATGATTTGTTTTTTTGGCAGCAGCACCTACAACACACAGGAATTCTCCAGGCTGCTTGATGGCGTTGTATCTGACATGCGTGACATCCACTTGACACCGCCACCAGACGATGACATGAAGCGGCTGATCCGCGAGATGGAGAAGAGAGAGCATGATAAAGCAAGAAGACAGCAGGAAGCGCGGGAGAGCCGCCAGGAATAAGGGCGCTAATGCGGAGCGCGAGCTTGCATCCATCATCCGCGAGTATGGGTACGATGTGCACCGCGGGAAGGTGTTCTATCACGAATCGGATATCGTCGGTCTTCCTGGGATCCACGTTGAATGTAAACGCGTCGAGCACCTGAATCTTGAGAAGGCGATGCAGCAGGCAGTAGAGGAAGCGGATAAGCGGAAAGATGGAGCGCCGGCAGTGTTCCACCGCAAGGACCGCGGGGAATGGCTTGTGACACTGAGGATCGACGATTTTTTCACACTTTATCGAGGGGATATGAAATGGCAAGAAAATCATTCGTAATGTACGAATCATGGGCGGATATGATGTCTGCTCTCCCTGATGCTCAAGCCATCCAACTGCTGCGTGCAATCTGTGCATATCAGAAGGGCGAGGAGTATGAGATCAAAGACCCTGTTCTGAAGGCCTATTTTGAATCGAACGTCCGCCCTGAGATGGATGAGAACAGTAGAAAATATGCGGCGAAGGTTGACGCAATGAATGCCGTCAATGAGAAACGTGTTGCAAATGCTAGAAACGTAACGACATCGCACGATAACGATACGACATCGCACGACAACGTAACGACATCGCACGATAACGGCAGTGTAGATGTTAATGATGATGTTAATGATGATGTTAATGATGATGAAGATGTAAATGATAATGAGCACCCTACGGGTGCAAAAGAAAAGAGAAGCGCGCAAGCGCGCCCCGCGCGGCACAAGCACGGGCAGTATGGCCATGTCCTCCTCACGGAACAGCAGCTCAGCGATCTCAGAGCAAAGCATGGAGAGGCGGAGACCGAAGAGGCGATCCGGGCTGTAGACGAATACTGCGAGCAGTCCGGTAAGTCGTACAAGAACTATGCTCTCGCCATGGAAAAGTGGGGCTATCGCTCCGCGAATGAGCAGAGGGCAAGGTCGGGTACAACAAGACCGGTCGATGCAAATGACTATCTGCTGAGCATCATCAACGGGGAGGTGACACCAGGTGACAACGCAGGAAGCGGCTAAGCTGATCTATGTCATCAAGGCGACGTATCCAGCGCATTTCTCGCGGATGACGACAGCAGAGCTTGAGAACATGGTGCAGGCATGGGGCGGTGTGATGGAGAACTACACCTACTCGCAGGCGTCGGCGGGGCTGAAGATTTATCTGGCATCCGACACGAAAGGGTTTCCACCATCGCCGGGACAGGTGATCGACTGCATCGAGAAGGTAACTCATCCAGATGCAACCATGCTGACCGAGGATGAGGCGTGGTATCTGGTCGCCAGAGCAGCGGAGAATTCGACGTACTATGCTGCGGCAGAATTCGCGAAGCTTCCGGAGGAAGTACGGCGGGTCGTTGTATCACCGGACCGGCTGCACGAGATGGCGCTGATGGATGTCGACGAATTCCAAACGGTCGAACGGTCGCATTTCGTGAGATCGTATCGCGCGGCGAAGGAGCGGAGCCGGGAAGATGCAAAGATTCCGGAGAGCATCAAGCAGCTGATCCACGCGACAACGGCGCAGATCGAGAACAGGAGGAAGCAGATTGGGAATCATTCTGGGAGACAGACCGGACCGCTGTTACATCTGCGGGATACAGGGGATAACCGAGGCTCATCACTGCCTGCATGGCAGCAGGAGAGCAGCAGCTGACCGGTACGGGCTGACGGTGCATCTGTGCCACAGGTGCCATATGGCGCTACACGACACAGGGCGATATGACCGGGAGCTTGAGCGGTTGGCACAGGAGAGCTTTGAAAAACAGATTAGCCACGAGGAGTGGATGAGAGTTTTCGGGAAGGATTACACGGGATGAACAGAAAGCAGACAGAACAGGCACTGTACACAATGGCGAAAGTCATAGCAAGAATAAATAATTTAACAATCGTTACCGTCAAGGATTCGAAGAATGGGGTATGGGACGAGAAGGGATTCACAGGCCTGAACAAGACGCTTGGCGAATATTTCACCGAGAAATACGGAAACAAACTGATAGAGACACATTTTACTGCCGTTCCGATGAACAGATACGATCTGCGAAAGGATTTCAAGGTTACGGTCGGATACCAATTTTCTAATCCGAAGATAGAAGTTGGCACACAGTGGGGCGACGATGGTTATTCCTGCGTTGTTTTCAGTGGCGATGAATACGACAACAATTACCAGATGTCTTCTGCGCAGATCTTCAAAGAAACTGGGAAGAAGTATTTCAGGCAGATCATGGATGATTGGCATCGTTTGCAGAGGGAGGAAGAAGGATTATGAGCACATGCAGATCATGCGGAGCGGAGATTGTATGGATCAGGATGAAATCAGGAAAAATGATGCCCTGCGATGCGCTAGGGGTGGCATACGATCCAGACGATAATGGCACACTTACGGTGATTACGCCAGACGGAGAGACCGTCAAGGGAAATCCATCACAAGACTTCAAACATTGCAAGTGGGGTTATTGCTCACATTTTGCTACTTGTCCGAATGCAGACCAGCACAGGAGGAGAGGGAATGATTGACATGGTATCGCCGCACTTCCTGGATGAACTTGAACAGCAGATATACGACAGGCTTGAAAGCATCGAGGACAACCAGGAGTGCAAGAAAGGCAACAGGATGAAGTGCTTTCACCAAGGCCAGGTAGACGCATATAACGATGTGCTGGACATGATCAGCGACATGAAGCAGGACGGGGAGTTGTAAGAAGGAGGTTCAGATGAACAAGGCTGTATTAATGGGCAGGCTGACGAGAGACGCAGACCTGAGGTATACGCAGGGTGAGAATGCAATGGCGGTCGCGCGGTTCACTCTTGCCGTGGATCGGCGCGGGAAGAAGCAGGATACAGCAGACTTCATCAGTTGTGTCGTATTCGGGAAAACGGCGGAAGCCCTGGATAAATATTGCCGGAAGGGCACGAAGATCTGTCTCGATGGGCATATTCAGACAGGATCGTACACGAACAAGGACGGAGTAAAGGTGTACACGACTGATGTGATCGTGGACAGCTGGGAATTCGCGGAGAGCAAGGCGGTTGCGGATCAGAACACCGGCGGAGACCATCCGGCAGCAGATGAAAACGGATTCGCGCAGGTAGACAAAGACGAAAAACTGCCGTGGGATTAACACAGGAGGATGGGAGATGGAACTCGATAAATGGCTGCATTGGTTTTACGAAAACTGCATCAAAGGCAAATACGTCAGATGGCACAGCTTTCCAGAAATGAGAAAGGGCGAATCGTATTACAGCTACTACTACGCGGAGAACAGACTGTATATCATCCGGGGCGCAATGACAGACCAGCTGTTCTTCGTGGAAGCTGGTTCGCCAAAAGATGCGTACTTGGAAT